GCACCGGTATGGGTGCGTTTCGTGACACTTCCCATGCAGTCACTGGCCGAGAAGATCGAGCAACCCGCCGCTACCGGTGCATTACGCTGCACGCCGGGCGATGCCGGCGCAGCAAGCTGGCCTTTCACCGCGGGATTGACGAACGTGGCCAAGAGTCCTATCATGCTTGTGTCTTCCTGACGGTTGCCGCGGCTATCGCTTTCCACGCTGTCATAGCCGCCTTGATCCAAGCCCCGGTTTCTCGCAAGAGTTGCCGGGGTTTTTTCGTGCCCGAATTCTAGCGGGTTTTCTGCGGGTTGTCCAACAGCCCCGGTTTCTGCCGCCCCGGAACTATTTCCCAAAATCTTGGCGAATCGGTGCGGATACTGCTTGCGTTAGGACGAACAACAAGTATACTTAGACACGTAACGCAACGACAACCGCAAACGCAAAGGGACGAACGATGACCAGCTACACCAGCAAAGACGAGCTTTTGAATGCTTGGATTAACGACGCCGCCAGCGAAATGGTCATCGCCGGAAGCCAGCCGAACCGCGACGACGCCCTTGCCATCGCTCGCATCATGGTCCGCACGCTGGCCGTCTACGTGCCGCACCTTTACCGCGGCGGCTGGGTGATTCGCGGTTTCGGTTACAGTGTCGAACGCATCGGCAAATACATCGCACAGGAAGTCGCCGGCAACCCGGCGTTGGTCTAATGGAATTCAACATCGAATACGACGGCGACCTTTGGAAGGTTACACAGGACGGCGAGTTTGTGGATTGCTTCGCGTGCATCGCGGAGGCTGCGGCCGAAGTCGTCGAGTTAGCCGCAAAGAACCCAACGCCTACGCCCGCTCGCCTCCGACAGCTTTTCGTTGACGCCGATTCCGAGTTGTCGGCCATCGCCCACGGTCGCCCGCCGAGCGACAAGGCCGAACTGCTCCGCTTGTCCGATGCCTTTCGCAAACTCTACCAGCGCAAACCCCAATGCTAACCTCCGCCCAAGTCGCCGCCTCCCTCAACGTCACGCCCCAAACCATCAACCGCCACGCCGCCGCCCACGGTCTCGGCACGCTGCTAAACCAAAAGTTTCGGACGTTCTCGGCGGGCGACGTGGCGAAACTCCGGCGGCTGCTCAAAGCTGCCGAGAGCCGGACGCGGCCGGGGAGCGAGGAAATGCGCCGGCGGGTCAATGTGCGGTGGGCGAAGTGATTTTGGCTTGACTTGCGGCCGGCGGGTGGGGACGATGGGGGGCATGGTAACTCCCCCGCCACCACAGCCGCCTGACCCACCGGAAAACTTCTCGATCAATGTTCGCGGCGTCGCCAACGAATATCGGCGGGCCAAGAAATCGCCGACGAAGCTGCCGAAATTCGTGTTGCTCGCGGCGACGATCATTTGGCCGCTGGCGGCGTTCGGTTGGGGGCAGGTCCGCTATGTCGCCGAAATGTCGACCGCCAAGCACGTCTCGTCCGATGAATATCTTGTCCGCTGGGGAAGCGAGACACGATTGCAGAGCGGCCAGATTGTGCGACTGCGGGCCAGTTCGGCCCGATGGCTCGGCATGACGCATGTTTCGATCGCCTACGCCGTGGTGGCGATCGGATGCCTCGCCTGGTGGTTCTACGCGAAGGATTGAAAGATGACTAAATCACTAAAGCCGATTCTCGGAATGACCTCGATCGAAAGGTGTGACTTTAGCGTCCGAGCGCAAAAGGCGTTGCGAATGCTCGGGATTGAAACTGCTAGGCAAGTTCATGGGGTTACGTTTGACGGTGTCCTAAACGTGAGAAACACCGGCCTAACGACTGCCCATGAAATAGAGGCATGGAAAGAGTCCCACGTCATCATTGAACCCGAAGTCGCCACGGAGCGGGCCGATATTGCCGGCGTAATCGCAAATGCGGCAGCAAGAATCGCGGACGCAATAACTCCAGCAAATGCTGGCCACGGGGCAGATGCGGCCGGTGGACACGTAGAATCACTTACGGAAGCGGCGATGGGAATAACGGCCGGCCTGTGCCGCATTGCGGACGCAATCAACGCACTTGCCGAAGCCGTTGCGGAATCTGCCAACGTCAGCCGTTAAGGCGACTAAGGCTCCTGCGTCGTCGCCCAAGTGACGCTCTGGACAACGACCCAAATATCATTCGCCCGCACCGCGACGGCGTACTGGCCGCTGACGTCGTTGTCCCACAGCCCGAAAACGCGAACGCTCAGCCCGGTGTCCTCGAATTCCTTGGCGTTGCTGGCCAGGTTCGGCTTGACCTCGAACACGCCCGCGTCGTCGTCGTAGCCGAGCGTGGTCCCCGAAAGCTGCGTCAGCGTCGACAGGCTGACCAAAATTTGGTCGCCGAAGATAAAGACGTCGTTCGTAGTCTGCGACAGGTTGACCTCGCTGCCGAAGTTCGGCGGACACGACATGACGCGCGTCACCGCGCCAGATGCCGAATCCATACGAATTTCCAAATGGTCATCGTAACCGGTCAGCTTCCAAGTCTTGATTCCGGCGAACGTGTAGTCGTACTGGTGATCTAGGCTGGCGTAGTAATCCGTGGCAATGCGTTCGGCCAAATTCTCCATTTCGGTCAGGTTCGACGGGTTCGACCGCTCGCTCGCTGAATAGCCGATCATTGCGTACATGGTCGTGTGGTACGTCTTTGTGAGCCCGGCGACGACGCCCTGCAGTGGCGTGCCGCCCAACACGTCGTTCGCGTCAACGTCGATCGAGTATTCGGTCGGGGCGACAATATCGAACACGCTGGCCCGGTGGTCGAAATCGTTGTCCAAAACCATCCCGTCGCGCCAGAATCGGAACGTCGTCCGTACCTTGGCCGGGACGGGCGCGGGGTTCGCGGCGCCAGGATAAAAATGACTCGCCTGCCCCCCGGCAATCTGGCGGTAGTCGGTCAGATTCTCGTCGATCAGCGTTGCGGAACTCGCCGACCAGGTGAGCAGGTGATTCGTCGCGTCGAGCCGCCGGACGAACCGCTGGCCGAAACCGTGGGCGAAGGCGTCGATCAGGACCGCGGCGTTTTCGTTCGACCGGTTCAACTCCAAGAAATCAGGGTCGCCGTAGTCGGCGTGCGGCGACTCGACGGCAATCGAACGGCCAATCGCGGCTTGGATGTTGGTAAGGTTCGTTTCGTCCTCGCCGACGTGCTGGAATTGCCAAAACCACCGATCATCGACCAGCGGCAGAATCCATAGTTGCCGCGATTCGCCCTCGCCGCTGTCGACCGTCACAACCCGCGGCGAAAGTAGGTGCATCTCGACTTCGAGCGTCGTCGTGCCATCGTCCAAGATCAGCTTGGGCATGGTGGACGACTGCGAATCGGCAGTCGCCGCCGCAGCTTTGTAAGCCGCTTGGATCGTGGCCCCGTCCTCGGCGGTCGTCAACGCGAAGAACGTTGCCCAGCGAGCGGCACCCGTCGGCCAGTAGAGCGAATTGAGCCGCACCGGCGGCGGTGGCGGATAGTTCGGGATCGGCAGACCGCGGCCGTTCTTCTGGCCTTTGGTGTGGACGGCAAGATTCCCACGTCGGGCCATCGTGTCTTGGCAGGGTCGAATATCATCGAGCGCATGCCACTCGTCGATGTACGCTTGGATCGCGCCATCGGGATCGTCCAGCAGCAGGTCAACTCCGGCGTAGCTAAGCGGCATCGAATTCCCAATCAAACATCACTTCAAACGTCTTGATGATCGAAGCCCAATCGCCCGCCGGCCGCTGCGGCCCGCCCATCGAGATCGGCCGCATCGGCTGGCGTAAGATGTTGTCGCCGGCCTCGTCCTCCAAGTCATGCAGCCAAAACGACTGGAACACCTTGTCGGCCAGCACGAGCAAGCCGCTGCTCGCCTGCAACAGCGACCGATCGTCGCGGCCCGCCTCGTCCAACAGCAGCCGGCAATGCACCCCGACCGATACCGCGGCCGTGGTCGTGGCGACCCCCCCGTCGACCTGTTCGTCGTCGAAGTTGCCGCCCTCGATCCAGATCGTCGACCACGCTTCGCCCGGCGTCATTTCCAGATCGGCGTCGTGCTGACTGATCTCGCAGTTGTCGGTCGTGAACGCACCGGTAGCGATGAGGCGGCGCTGTACCGCCTCTAGGATCGCTTTCGGTTTAGTGTCGATGCGTGCCATTAGGTCAGCTGGTCACGGAGTGCGCTGCCGATCTTGTCGGCGATCTTGTAAATCAGATCGTAGATTTCCTCGGCCTCGGCCGCGCTCATGCTGGTATCGGTCACAAGCGTATCGACTGCCGCTCCGAACGTGTCGATGGCCGCGTTGATCGTGACTTTTTGCGAGCCGTAGCCCGTGGTGGTCGTGGCGATCGAGGCCGTCGGCGTGGTGCCGCCGGTCAAGTTCGTACTGTCGGCTGTCATCAAAGCAACGTTGGTGCTGGCCAGTGCCGTGGCGAACGTTACCGTAACAGCCGTCCCGGGCAATGGTCCGCCTGCGCAGGTCACATCGCCCGCGCCGATGTTGGACAGCGCTTCGAGCGCCGTATCGACGTTGGCTGCCGAAGCGTTGTAGGCGATCGCTCCGGTTGTCTGGCCATCGTAGGAAATGTTGAAGTTTCCGCCGGTGGGCGTGCCCGTGACCGTAAGCGTCTGAACTTCAGATCGTGTAGGCGCATGCGCCATCGCGTCGTCGGTGCGTGTTGCCGAATAAGCCATGATCTAGCCTCCTAAGTAATGAAAACAGAATCCGAGATATAGCCGACGCCGGGCGTGGTCAGTGCGACCGACGCATCGGGCGTGCTGCCGCCCGTGAGTGAATTTGTGCCGCGCGTAATTAACGACACGTTTCGGCCCGCGAGGTTGCCTTGAAACGTGATTGTCACCGCCGAGCCAGGCAACGCACCGCCGCCACAAGACACATCGCCGGATTCGATGTTGGACAAGCCTTCAAGGGCTGACTGTACCGCCGCCGCGTTGGCGTTGTAGGCAATCGTCGCCGTGGTCTGCCCGTCGTAAACGAGCGTGAAATTGCCGCCTGTTGGCGTGCCGGTCACGGTCAGCGTTTGCACTTCGTTCGTGCTGCTGCTCGTGCCACTGGCCGCCGGCAATTGCTCCTCTAGCGATTCCATGTCGCAGAAGCGATTAAACCACTGCTGAAACTCGGCCGTGTACGCATTGGCAACGGTCAGCGTGAACTTATCGCCGGGGACGAAATTGCGGTCGCCGTTGGCACTGCTGCCAATTACCGGCTCGCCCGCGAATACCGCAACGAACGGCCCGCCGTCGTACAACTCTTCGGCCGGCACGAGCCGCGCACCGTCCAAGAATAGATCGTTCGTGTTATTGAACGCCGAATCGACCGCCAATTCTAAATACACGATCGGCGGCATTTCCTTCGGGGTGCGAAAGAAACCCGTGACGGGACCAAACACGCGGCCAGACTGCACCATTGCGGAGTACGTGGCAGTAAACTCGTTCGCTGTCCCCGCTTCGTCGGTCAATACCGTGCCGCCGATGCCGTCGACCAGGCGAATGCCGAGCGTGCCTTGCGTGATCGTCACGTTGTCGACCAGCAGCGTACCGATCGTGAATGCGTAGACTGTTTCGGGTTGGAGTGTGGTCAAGCGTTGGTGCAAGAACGCACCCGACTCGCTGCCGTTGCTGGTCAGCTTCACCGCGCGGCCGCCGTACTCTGCGCTGCCGCCAGCCGTAGACGTGCCCGGCGTGACGGCGGGCGAACTTCCTCCCGTCAGCGCGTCATCGTTCACGACAAGCTGCGCGGGAGTCGGGACGCCGGTGAGTGTGATCGTATGCGTCCAGTTTGGCGTTGTGCCCGTCGTGGCGACCGTTACCGCTTCCAGTCCGGTCAGTGTTCGCAACGCAGACTGAACAGTCGCCTGGCCAGCGTTGTACGGGATCGGGTCGGTGTATTGAACTTTGCCCGTAGTGTAGTTCGTCCACGAAATGAAGTAGCTGCCGCCCGTCGGCGTGCCCGTTGTGGTCAGCGTTTGCACTTCGGCCACGGGGAGCGTCACGAGCGCCGACGCTGTGCCGTCGCCTTTA